GATAAGTATGCAGACTCTGTACTATTGTTTTACGATTCAGAGTTTGGTACACCTCAATCATACTTTGAATCATTTGGTATCGACCAAACAAGAGTACTACATACTCCAGTAACAGATGTAGAACAACTTAAGTTTGATATCATGAAGCAGATCCAAGGTATCGAGCGTGATGACAAGATCATGATCATCATCGACTCAATCGGTAACTTGGCTTCTAAGAAAGAAGTTGAGGATACTCTTGATGGTAAATCTGTAGCAGATATGTCAAGAGCAAAACAAATCAAATCATTGTTTAGAATGGTTACACCGCACCTTACACTTAAAGATATACCGATGGTAGTGGTCAACCATACTTACATGACTATGGAGATGTACTCTAAGCCAGTAGTTGGTGGTGGTACAGGTTCATACTATTCAGCAGATAACATCTACATCCTTGGTCGTCAACAAGATAAGGATGGTACAGAGTTAACTGGTTGGAACTTTATTATTAACGTGGAGAAATCAAGATATGTCCGTGAAAAGTCAAAGATACCTATTACTGTTTCTTTTGATGGTGGTATTAGCAAGTGGAGTGGGTTGCTTGATATTGCTTTGGAAACTGGTCATGTTACTAAGCCATCTATTGGTTGGTTTGCTAGGGTAAACAAAGAGACTGGTGAGATTGGCGAGAAGTTTAGAATCAAAGATACAGATACTAAAGAATTTTGGATGCCTATCCTCATGGATAAATCATTCCAAGATGCAGTTAAAGACAAGTATCAAGTTGCTCACGGTGCTATCATCAAAGATGAAGACATCGATGTCGAGTTAGCTTCTATCGAGGACGATGAAATTGTTGCATAAGATCCAATATGAGACTGAACCATATGGTACTAACCAGTATTCTGTAACACTAACAGAAGGTAAGTTTGCTGGTGTTAAGTATGTCTTAGGTAAGACAGAGCTTATTGAAGGTAAAGATAATTTAACTTTAAAGTACCATTATGATATAATAGAATCAAAGGTCGAGGACTCTGATGTTAAAGAGTTTGAGACCTTTATTGGAGACGTCCTCATGCAGATGTTAAGTGATGGCGTCAAGAACAACGATTTAGTTTATTCGGGCGGTGTAGATGCGGATTGAAAATACAATCTTAAGTAACTTAGTATTCAATGAAGAGTACTGTAGAAAAGTTTTACCATTCTTAAAGAAACGATACTTCTCTGAACGTAAAGAAGCGATCATCTTTGAGGAGATCAATAAGTTCTTTGAGACTTATAATAAACCTATCACGACAGAGATCCTTGCTATTGAAGTTGCAAATCGCAAGGACATCTCTGATGGTGATTTAAAAGATCAGCAACAAATCATATCAGAATTAAAACAACAAGATACAAATGAGGAGTGGTTACTAAATGAAACAGAAAACTTCTGCAAAAAGAAAGCAGTCTATAATGCAATCCTCGATGCAATCGGTATCATCGATGGCAAAGACAAAGATAAATCCGAAGATGCTATCCCTAGCCTCCTTTCAGATGCTCTTGGCGTTAGTTTCGATAATCATGTTGGGCATTCCTATCTTACTGATTCTGATGAAAGGTATGAGTTCTATCATAGAGTAGAAGAAAAGATACCGTTCGACCTTGATATGTTGAACAAGATCACAAAGGGTGGATTGAGTAATAAGACTCTTAATGTTATCCTTGCAGGCACAGGTGTTGGTAAGTCATTGTTTATGTGTCACTGTGCTGCAGCAAACTTACTCGCAAATAGAAATGTATTGTATATTACCATGGAGATGGCAGAAGAACGTATCGCAGAACGTGTCGATGCAAACTTATTGAACCTCTCTATGGATGAGTTAAAGGTGGTAGATAAACCCATCTTTGATAGTCGTTTAGATAAAGTCAGGAAGAAGTCTCAAGGTAGACTTATCATCAAGGAATACCCTACGGCCGGTGCCCATGCTGGCCACTTTAGAGCGTTACTTGAAGAGCTTAAGCTTAAACAAGAGTTTCATCCTGACATCATCTACATTGACTATCTAAATATCTGTAGTTCACAAAGACTTCGATATGGTGCAAACGTTAACTCGTACACCTATGTCAAGACGATTGCTGAAGAACTAAGGGGTTTGGCAGTAGAATATAATGTACCTATCGTGAGTGCCACACAGACTACTCGGTCCGGTTTTACGAATTCCGACCCAGGTCTTGAGGACACATCCGAATCCTTTGGTTTGCCAGCAACAGTTGACTTGATGTTAGCACTGATATCTACTGAAGACCTTGAAGCCCTTGGCCAGATCATGGTTAAGCAACTCAAGAATCGATACAATGACCCATCTTACTTTAAGAGGTTTGTCATCGGTGTAGATAGGTCTAAGATGAAGCTCTTTGATGTGGAGGTATCTGCACAGACTAATATAGCAGATGCTGGCCAAGATGATAAACCTGTATTTGATAAGTCTGACTTTGGCCGGCGAGCCAATGCAGAAGGGTTTACAGGATTTAAGTTTTAGGAAAATGGCTACTTCGGTAGCCATAATTTCTTATAAATAATCAAATAAGCTTAACTTTATTGATGGAAATTAATGGCTGAGACAGCATTCAAAGACGGTGGTCTTACTATATTTGATATAGACGATACCTTGTTCCATACTACTGCCAAGATAGCAGTAATGAAGAACGGTAGGGTAGCACGAGAACTCACTAACCAGCAATTCAATAACTATCAATTACGTCCTGGAGAGCAGTTTGACTTTAGTCAATTTGCAGATTCTGATAAGTTCTTTGCAGAATCCAAGCCGATCACCAAGATGTTCAATAAAGCCAGAGCAATCGTAAGGAATGTAGAGAATAAACCTAATAGTAGGGTCGTCATCATTACTGCTAGGAATAACTTTGCAGACAAGAATAAGTTCCTTGCCACGTTTAGGAAGTATGGGTTCAATATAGATAAGGTTAGGGTCGAGAGAGCGGGTCGTATCGAAGGTGAGATGATACCAGCTTTTAAGAAAGCCATCATTATCAGGAACTACTTAAATACTAAAGAGTTTTCTCGTGTTAGGTTATTTGATGATAGCATGAGCAACCTCAAAGAATTTTTAAAATTAAAGAAAGAGTTTCCAAACGTAGAGTTTGAAGCTTTCTTTGCAAACCCAGATGGGTCCGTTAGGACTATTAAATAGGAAATGTATATGGATATTTTAAGCTTTAACGAATTCTTAACAGAAGCTGCAACTTCAGGAGTAGCTGCAGATGACAAAGGTAAGATGCATGAATTACTCTTAGCAAAACACCTTCATCCTAAAGGAAAGCTACCTGAACACCATAGATCAGAATCAGAGAATCCTGAACACGCAGGTACTCCGCAACAAGTACATGACAAATTAAAGAAAAAGATTGGATCTGCGGCATATAATGAGATAGATCGCCACGCTAAACAGACAGCTGGAGAAGTTAAGAAACATATCCCTAAAGGTCATAAGATACATTCAGTTCATTGGACATCTAATCGTGATACAGAGAATAAAGCTGGAGATCATGAAAAGACTACAGGCCATAAAGACGTTAATTCAAATGCAGATGTCATCGTTACATCGCATGATAGCAAAGGAAAGAAACACTTCCATCCCGTATCTGCTAAGTATGGTTCAAACGCTCAACCTAACTTTAAGAATGCTGGACTAGCTACATTAGAAAAACATTCAGGTCAACATGGAGTCTATACAAAACTTCATAAAGCCCATGAAAAGCATATGGAAGATATCGGATATAAAGGTTCTAAAGTAGAACGTCATACACAATACAAGTCTGATAAGACTAAACTAGAAGCTGAGAAGAAAGCTCATAAAGGTACTGGTGAATTTAAGCCTAAGAGTAAAGAAGCTAAGCGAGCACATGAAGCAGAACATTCTTCATTAGCAGTACGTACTGCAATGGCTAGAGCTCATGAGAAAGGTCTTGCTAAGAAGTCTGATAAAGAACTAAGAAAACATATTACAGATCAAGTATCTCCACCTACAAAATATCCACACCTTGTAGCTCATAGTCATGTACATGATAATGGTTCAGCTACATCTCATGTGCATGCGGCAGAACATATAGCTCATGAACACCTTAAGAACTATAAGAACTTACATGTTCGTAAAGGTAATGGCATCTCTGCTGATATCGTAGGCACTCATAAAGATACTGGTAAAGAACGAGTCATAGCATCACAAGCATTTAAAGGATCATCAGGTCCTCATAAAGGTGTTGCTGGTACATTTGGATTAAGATAATGAAATCATTTGATACATTCTTAACAGAATCTGCAGACGATGGCAAGTTAAAACATATCCATCATCCTGAGGATAGACCTCTATTACATGGTAAGAAAGGTTTTACTCATGCTATGGGTGCATTGAACCAAGCACACGAACACTTAAAAGCTGGTAAGAAGAGTACTGAAATGACTATGAAGTATGATGGATCCCCATCTATCGTATTCGGTCATCATCCAAAGACAGGCAAGTTCTTCGTTGCTACAAAGTCTGCATTCAATAAAAATCCAAAGATTAACTATGATGAAGATGATATAGATCGTAATCATGGTCATGCTCCAGGACTTGCAGATAAACTTAAAGCGGCATTAGAACACTTACCTAAAGTAACACCTAAGAAAGGTGTATATCAAGGTGACATGATGTTTAGTCATGGAGATGTCGTACACAACCCAAATGGTTCTGCTTCATTTACTCCTAACACTATCACATACTCTGCGCATGGTTCAGAAGCTAATGCTATTAAGAAAGCAAAAGTTGGAGTAGTAGTACATCAACAATATAGAGGATCAGACTTACATAACATGAAAGCAAGTCCTCATATCGAACATAAGTTTAGAGCCCATCCAGATGTATGGCATAAAGATGCAGAACATGATACATCAGTAACTAATTACTCACCTAAGTCACAGATTGAATTCCAAAAGCATATGGAAAAAGCAAAAGCTATCCATGATACACATGGAAAGATGATGTATCCATTGACAGAACCACATCAAGGCGAAGGCGGCCATATGGCTACATATATTAATAAGACAGTTAAGAACGATGAGAAGCCTACTACACGCGGTCTACAGCAGCATATAATAGATAAGTCTAAAGCTGCACAGGATAAACTTAAGACAGCTCAAGCAGCACAAAAGAAAGCTTCTGAGACAAGGACTGAAGTAGACTATATCCAACAAAATAAAGAACACTATGATAATCTATTGAAGATGCACCAACACCTAGCTGCAGCTAAGAACACTCTCGTGACTTCTCTTAACATGCATCCAGGTACGTTGAGTCATCATATCGGTACAACTCCTACAGCTCCAGAAGGCTTTGTAGTTCATCATCAAAATGAACCGACTAAGTTGGTTAATAGAGCAGAGTTTAGTAAAGCAAATCTTTTAAAGGTGCGAAAATAATGTTAACATTCAAAGAATACTTAGAAGAAAGTAAATACAAATCAGAGACTGGTGGGTTGACTCGTGCTGGCGTAGATAAGTATAATAGAGAGAATCCTGGTCATCATTTAAAAATGGCTGTGACAACTCCTCCATCAAAACTTAAAAAAGGCGGTAAAGCAGCAGGAAGACGCAAGTCATTCTGTGCTCGTATGGGTGGAGTCAAAGGTCCTATGAAGGATGAACATGGTAAACCAACAAGAAAAGCATTAGCTTTAAGGAAATGGAATTGCTAAGTCTAAGACAATACATCACAGAAGAAACAAATGCTAAACACCATGTATTAGCATTTGGCCGTATGAACCCGCCAACAAAAGGTCATATGAAAGTCATTGATAAGGTGCATGACGTTGCAGCTAAGCATGATGCTGGTCACACTGTGGTGACTTCACATAGTCAAGACAAGAATAAGAATCCATTAACTAGTGCTCAGAAGATGAAACACTTACAACGTTTCTCTCCACAAACAAACTTTAAAGCATCTTCATCAGAACATCCAACTATATTACATCATGCTGCATCTCTACATAAGAAAGGAGTAACACACCTACATGTAGTAGTCGGCTCAGATCGTAAAAAAGAGATGCATACATTACTTAACAAATATAATGATAAAGAAGGTAAACACGGTCATTATAACTTTAAAAAGATAACTGTCCACTCTGCAGGCAGCAGAGATCCTGATGCAGAAGGCACTGGTGGTATATCAGCTACAAAGCAAAGAGAACATGCAGCTAAAGGAGACTTCGCAAGGTTTAAGAAAGGTGTGCCTGAACATGTATCAGATGCACATGCAAAAGAATTGATGCACGACGTACAACGCGGGAGCAAATAATGAAGAGATTAATATTAGTAGCAGCATTATTGTCAGGATGTAGCTTCATCATGCCAGTCAAACATGATCCAGCAGAGGCTGCAAAGCTTATAGACATTAAACAGAAGGTTGATACTCTAACATGTGGATCCACCAAAGATCATCCAAGATGGCAGTCTGCTGTAGATGACATGAGATGGTTGAACATGTATACAGAATTTAGAGCAGATCCACAAGCAAAAACTATTGAAGAACTATATATAGCAACTCAAAAGGCAAGGGACGGATCAGAAGCATACTGTGAAGCTACCCTTAAATTACAAAAGACCCGTATTCAGGTCATAGAAAAAGCATGGAAAGGCAGGTAATATGTCAGTATTAAACGAACTAAGAGCAGCAATGACAGAACCAGGCATCAAAGGTGCTTTGGCTCAACAGTTACATGACATCACAGAACAATACAATGACGGCATCTTAAATGGAGACGAGTTCAAAGACTTGGTTACCCAGATAGGTGACGTACAAGCTAACGATGATCTTGCAGGAGATGAGGTAACTTCAAGATGGGTCGTAAATATTACAAAAGTGATACTTTCTGCCGTATAAATAATATACAGCAACATTATATAGATGGATAAAAATGAAGAACTATAGACAGCTTATTAAAGAACTGCCTTCCAAGACACTCGTAATGTCAGTTGGAAGCTTTAACCCACCAACGCTTCAAAGCGAGATGGCTTTCAAACTAGTTGAGAAGCTAGTTGAGACCCATAATGCCGACCATGTCATCTATGTGACAGAAGAAGCCAACACCCTCCCAGTAGACAGAAAGATCCACTTCCTTGAACTCATGTTCAATAAGTTTAACTTCCGTCCGCTCCATGAGGATCGTATGGTTGCTGAGCTCGGTAAGTTAAAGTCTAAGTATAAGAGCGTCATCGTAGTTACTTCAGAAGATAAATCCAAACTATATGAATCCATGCAAGTTGTATCCACTGGCTACCCTGACATTGAGGCTTCTAAGCTTAAATCGATGGTTACCAAGGGTGACTACACAACATTCAAAAAGAACCTCCCATCCTCAGTAAGAGACATCGATGCTAAACGCATGATGAACGAGATGAGACACGCTCAAGGTCTTGAGTTCATCAAAGAAGACGTTAAGTTCTCAGTAGACGCTCTAAGAGACAAGTACTTTAAAGGTGAGATCTATCATATCGGTGATATCGTTGAGTCTGCTGGTCAACAATACGAGATCATGGACAGAGGATCAAACTACCTAGTAGTCGTTAATAATACTGGCGACCTATCACGCAAATGGGTAAAAGACGTAACATTAGTTGAAGCTAAGTCTGATCTAAGCAAAGCATGTTGGAACGGTTACAAAGCTGTAGGTCTTAAGAAAAAGAATGGTAGGACTGTACCTAACTGTGTACCAGAGTCTGTACTAAACCCTGCAGATCCACATGGAGACTATGCTGAGAAGAGCAAGACTCTACAAACATTATCAGGTAATAAAGACGTAGATCAAAAGGTAGTACAACAAAGACGCCTAGACCTAGATAAAGAATACAGTAAGCATAAGCTTAAAGAAGAGAATGACCCACAGGTATCTTATAAAGGATACACTACAAAGAACATGCATCACTGCTGCGACCTTGCTAAGACATTTAAGTTAGCTGCAGCAGACGCAAAAGATCCAGTAGCTATGCTTAATGCAATCAAGACTACTGACACATACTTAGAACTACATGGGCAAACTGGTGATAACCCACCACTTGACAAGATCAAGACATGGAAGTATGCACATATTAAAGCTAAAGAAGCTCTACAAAAGATTGGTCATTTTGAAGCACATAAAGAACAATGGATGCAAAGCTCTGACACTTTAGATAAGATGCTCGCTCCTCATGCTGATAAGTTAAGAGAAGCTATCGAGATAGGTAAACATAGTAACCAAAACGTTGAGCGTTCTGCTATGACATATCAACAATACATGAAGATGGGTAAGAAAGAACCTGGCTTTGTAAAAGATACCAAGTATGGTCCATTCACAACAGCTATAGACCCTAACGTTAGCCAACAGATAGATGACCTTGAGCCACAATGGCCACGTCATGTACCTACTAAAGTCGGTCATACTTATGCTACACGAGATCATCTACGTAGACAGAAAGTCATGTATGCACATCATGAGTCTGTACAACATGGTGATTTAATGGATGAAGACTTTGCTACTAAGTTTGTAGCTGAAGGAAGCGGAGAAGTGGGTGATGAGATCGGTAACGATAAAGTAGTAAAGGTTAAGACACTACCGCCTGAGCTTGCTCCTAAGAAAGAAGTAGGTGATGTAGAAAAAGAAAAAGGTAAAGGTTTCTCTGCATTGTTTAATGGTAAAGAGAACGTTGACTTTGACTTCCAAACATTTAAGAACTACAGATTACAAAGAGAAAATGGAAAGAAGAATAAATAGAAAATGGACAAACTAATCGCATCTTTAAAAGTAATCCTTGGTAATACATTCGTCATGTATTTCAAGGCACACTCATATCACTGGAATGTAGAAGGTGTACACTTCTCACAATACCATGATTTCTTTGGTGATATCTATCAAGACGTGTACGGTGCAGTTGATCCATTTGCAGAAGAGATTAGAAAGCTTGATACCTATGCTCCTATCAGCTTGATGGAGTTATATGGTTATAAGACTATCTCAGAAGACTCAACAAAGCCTGCAAACATACATGAGATGTTAGTTAGCTTGCTCATGTCAAATACAGAATTACTATCAGCATTGACAGCAGCATTTGATACTGCCACAGAACAAAAGCAACAAGGCCTTGCAAACTTTATCGCAGACCGTATGGACAAACATAAGAAGTTTGAATGGATGATTACAGCATCACTTAAGAATATCGGAGAAGTGTAATGAAGACGTTAAAAGAATTTAGAATTCAAATCAACGAAGTATTAAAAGCATCAGACCCTATTGAAAAATGGATCGATGACTTTGTACACTCTAAGAATCCTAAGTTTTCTGGTAAGTCTACCAAAGAACGTATCGAGATGGCAAAGGGCGCATACTATGGTGCACAAAAGAATGAGTCAGCAGCTATCTCACAAAACTCTACTGCTATTACAGACATGAACGAAGATCACTTAGTACACGTTAATGATGGTTCTAAGTATGATGAACAGCCACATGAAAAAGATGTAGAACATGTCATGGCTGGTGTTAAGTTACATGGTGGAGAACATGCTGGTGCATCTGATAAAGGTGTATTCTTTAAGTTTAAATCACCAGAACATGCACAAAGCTTTGCACAACATGTTAACAAATGTCCACACAGATCATGCAGTGCAGACCTTACAGAAGCTGTAGAATATAAAGGCATCGGCACCGATGTAGTTGACAAGAAGAAGAAACTAAATCCACAACCAAATTTTACGACAACTAAAAAGACTGTTAAAGACTTTAAAGAAGATGTTGATAAAGGTGAGTATGACTACGAAGGTCAAATGTCTCGTACTCAATTACAAACTACAATGCGCAACTGTCAAGATTTAATCGGTATGATTAAAAATGATGACAACATGCCTGAGTGGGTTCAATCTAAGATTACATTGGCTCAAGATTACATTACAACTGTTAGAGATTATTTACAATCAAAAGAAGAACTTGATGAAGGTAAAGTATATGATCCATTTACAAAGAAAATGGTTAATACTAAACCAATCAAAGTTCAAGCTGGCGGCGGCGCAACTAGAAACGGAGTTCCAGTTGAGACAGGTCCATCAAAATATAAAGAACGTCCATCAAGACCTGGTGATATCTATGGTAAATCATTTACTGAAGAGACAGAACAGATTGACGAGTTGGATAAAAAGACAATAGGTTCTTACGCTAAGAAAGCAACTAAAGATCTTAAATGGCAACAAACAATGAGACCATTTGACGCTAAGCGTATTAGTAATAGAGAAAAGGGTATTGATAAAGCTATTGACAAATTAACTAAAGAAGATGTACAGATCGATGAGTTATCTAAAGGATTAGTTGCTAGATACGCAAATAAAGTAGCAAAAACTACACAAACTAATTATGATAAATCTAAAGATAAATTTCAATTCTCATCAAATAGACAAGATGGAATGAAAAATGCAGTTAAGAGATTAACTAAAGAAGAATCAGAACAAGTCGATGAGTCTAGTCTTCATCGTCAACATTTTCAAATGGTAGCTGATCTTATTAAAGGTCATGAATCTGCAGAGAAACGTAAAGAGCTTGCACAACATCATGCAGAGTTATTTAAGAAAGCAAATCCACGCTTTGATCATGCTAAGTTTATGAAGGCAGCTGGTGTTAATGAAGAAGTACAGATCGATGAAGTCTCTAAGTCAACACTTATGAGATACATTCCATCTGCAGCAAGAGACGTTGGTTCTTATACTCATTCAGGTAAAGAAGCTGGTGAACATGCAGCTCAACATACAAGAGCTGGTGATTGGGAAGCAGCAGAAAAGAAAACTAAGAAGTCTTATGCAGACTTTAAGAAAGCAAACAAACGTATCGCAGGTATAGATCTTGCTACTAAGAAGCTTGGCATACAAAAAGAAGAAGTAGAGTTAGATGAAGCGATCGCTAAGAAATTACCAGTACAACATGCAGTTGATGCAGTACATGCTACATTAGGTCCTAAGTCAGCTACACGTTTCTTATCGCACTTAAGTCCAGGTTTAGAGAAACATACCTCATGGGACAAAGTAAATGATGCATTAGTAAAACAAGGTGTACAAACACATCACATTGCTAAGATCGCTCAACATACATCTCATATGAATGAGTCAAGAGGTCATAAAGTATTAGCAACGTTCTTTAAGAACAGAGAAGTTGCACAAAGAGCATATCAAGGCAATCCAGCTAAAGATTCAGAGGTAGCAGCTGGTGGTGGAAGTCCTGCAGAACAAGGTATTGCTGCAGCTAAGAAAGATGCAGAAGAATTTAAAAAAAAAGTAAATGAGGCAACAGCAGGGGTATCTGCTAAAGCCCCAACAGTAGCTACTGCAAAGAAAACTAAATCTACTGCAAAAGAATATGCAAGTGCTTCTATTCCTGGTACAAAGAGAGTTACTAGAGCAATACCAGATAATAATGAAGTAGGAGGAGCTGAAGGTAATCAGATCAAAGAAGATCAATACGCTTCAGACTATAAGATTAAGTATTATGTAGACCCAATTACTGGTGAGAACAAGACAAGAAAGATTCGTCCTCATCGTGTAGATTTTAAAAACAGCAAGATGCGTGGTGAGCCAGCACAAGCTGATGCACAAGGTGATTATGGTCTAAAAGAAGACGATAAAATATACGATGAAAAATGGAAAAAATTTAATTTTAAGAAAAATACAAAGGGAGCTAAGTAATGTTAAAGTTTAATGACTACTTAAAAGAGGCTAAGCTATCAGCTAAGCAAAAGAAAATCGCAGCAATCGCTGGCGACAAAGACAAGATTGATGCTGCTGACTTAGCTGCTTTAAGAGCTGGTAAGAAACCTGTAGACGAGTGTGACTATGGCAAGATGAAGAAAGAAGAGCTTGTCGGTAATCAATATAAACTTGACAAGAATAAGAACGGTAAGTTAGATGCTCAAGATTTCAAGATGCTTCGTAAAGAAGAAGTTGAAGAATTAGAAGAAGGTAAGATGAAAGAGCTTTCAATGGATCTTACAGATATGGGTCATGATGAATTCCATAAGAAATATGGTAATCCTAAGTCTCATTTTGATTCTACAAACTTTAAAAAACCAGTAGAACCTGGTAAAGGTATGGATCGCGCAAAAGCTTTAGCTCAACGTGGTATGAAATCATTATCTAAAGAAGAAGTAGAACGCCTCGAAGAGAAGTTAACACAGTTAGATGAGTTATCAAAAGCTACACTAACTAGTTATGCTAACAAAGCATCTGATAGCTATGCAGATCATAAAGCTAAAGAGAAAAAAGCAATGTCTAACTATGAAAAAACAGCTTCTGGTGAAAAATCACCATCATATGATAAACATGGACGTGATGAATATGAACAAGGTGAACATCATGCAGATAAGGCAGCTAAACGTAAAGCTGGTGTAGATAAAGCTTATAGCAAATTAGCTAAAGAAGAAAGAGACTATGTATCTGCAACGCTTAAAGTTATGGA